TCGGGTTATCAGCTCAGATTGAGCGCGATTTAATATCTCAACGTACTAAAGAGGGACTGGCCAGACGTAAGGCTGCAGGACAGAAGCTCGGCAGACAAAAAGGCGAGAAGATAACACATTATAAGTTGGATAAGAAAGCGGAGCTTATTAGCCGGATGCTTGCTGAAGGAAGTTCAAAAGCTGCTGTTTGCCGGAAGCTGAAATGTCACTTAGTAACTCTTAATAATCATCTCGTAAGAATGCAAGAAAAGTCTTGTGAATTAGAGGATAATTAGTACCTTTGTCTACAGATTATGCCCATTGACAGCCCGTGTTGTCGATGGGCTTTTTTTGTGCCTAAAAAATCCCGTACAACTTTCACAAGCCGGGCGGGACAACGACAAAATTACTATGTGACCTTAACGGTCTTATGCAATACCAAAGGTAGTATTAAATAACTTAGATAATGTTTGAGAATGGATAAATTATTGACTTTAGACCAAATTCGAGTGATATGCGTGTCGCTATTTAGTTCGATATTAGCGTATCTGACACCTACCAAGGGCTTTCTCATAGCTTTGGCAGTGATGTTTGCTTTTAATATCTGGTGCGGTATGCGTGCCGATGGAGTGAGTATTGTTCGGTGCAAGAACTTTAAGTGGGGTAAGTTTAAGAATGCACTTGCAGAGTTGCTGTTGTACCTGGTCATTATTGAGGTGGTGTTTGTCTTCATGGATTCAATAGGAGATGGTGACAGTGCTCTCACTGTGATTAAGACTATCACGTATGTCTTTTCGTATGTCTATCTTCAGAATGCATTTAAGAATCTGATTATAGCCTACCCGAAGAACAAGGCTTTCCGGATAATCTACCATTTGATAAGGTTTGAGTTCAAGCGTGCGATGCCCTCACATGTCCAGGGAGTAATTGAAAGAATTGAAAGCGAAATTGATAAGGAGGAAGAGAAATGAGAGTATTGGTTGACAATGGCCACGGTGAGAATACTCCGGGCAAGCGCTCACCGGACGCAAGGTTAAGAGAGTGGTCCTATACAAGAGAGATTGCCGATATGATTATTTTCGGCTTACGTAAAAAAGGTGTTGATGCTGAACGGATCGTGAAAGAAGATACAGACGTTCCTTTGTCTGAGCGATGCAGGCGGGCGAATGATATCTATAAAGAGACAGGAAAGAAAGCTATACTTGTTTCTATCCATTGCAATGCGGCCGGTTCCGGTGCTAACTGGATGAATGCAAGAGGATGGAGCGTTTTCGTTTCTAATAATGCATCAGGTAACAGCAAGAAGTTGGCTGAATGCCTGGGACAAGTAGCAGAATGTATTCCGGTGCTGGTTCGTAAACCGATGCACAACCAATTGTATTGGCAGCAGAACCTTGCTATTTGCCGGGACACGAATTGCCCGGCTGTGCTCACTGAGAATTTCTTTCAGGATAACAAGGAAGATGTAGAATACCTTTTATCCCGGGATGGTAAGGATGCTGTTGCACGGATTCATATTGAAGGAATCATTAAATACTTGGGATTATGAAAGAGTGTAATTTGAAAGAAATGTGTCGGTTGACAGTTATAGGTTTCTTGGCATTGATAGTGATGGGAGTTCTGATGTCGCTATATTCGTGTGGAAGTTATAAGTCTACCATGAAGCAAGAGACATCTACCCAAAAAGTGGATAGTATCAGGCAGATTAGAAATTTTGGCTTTACTTCTATGCAAGATATATCCAGTTTCTTACATAGTACTACTAGTCGGAAAATGAATTGGCAATTGTATGATACCACTAAACCTATTAATCCGGATACAGGTAGGCATCCGTTGCTGGCTGAGGGGAGTACCGAAGAAAACAATGAGATTAAACAGGATACAAATGTATCAGCTGCAGACAGTGTAATGTTGAAGTCTGATAGTTCATCGTCTTCTCAAAGCCAGGAAAATGTAAGGCAGGAACAGGAGAAACAGAAAGATGAAACGACATTACCCAAGCAAATAAGTAATATGATTTGGGCCTTAATTACTTTAGTTGTTATAAGTGGCGTTGGATGGGCTATTTATAAATTAAAGAAGCACGGAAATAGTTGTAAAATAACAACTTGAATAATTCTCATCATCATATATTTGTGATATGAATATAGAAGTAACTTTAAATAAAGCTGAAATAATGCCGGAAGTATACAAAATAACTGGATACACTGGTGCTAAGAGTAAGGATGTTGAGCAAATATCTTCCTCAGAAGATGATGAAAATATCCTGAATAGTTACTTTGGGGAAGCTGTTAGCAGTGTTGCTGATATTGTCTCCAGATACGGGTATTTATCAGAAGAAACTAATGAGTTTTCAGCTTTTTGCTTTGTGCTTCCGTCCAGTTGGAAGCAGACTGTGAAGATGGCATTAGAGAAGTCATTGAAACAATACGTTTCAAATTACATTTGTATGCAATGGTTCAACCTGACATCGAAAGAAGAGGTAACCTATTACGGAACGATATGTGATGAACAAGCTATCGCAATCAAAAAGTATCTTTTAGAACGAGAAAGACCAAAACGCAATTAATAATTAAATATCTATTTTTATGGAAGGAAGTAAAGTTATAACTCTCGAACTGACAGCTAAAAGTCTCTTCGAACAAATGAAAGAGCATTCTTACTATTTAGGCGAAGCTCTTAAAACAGATCCTAAGTTAGCAGAACTGGCAGCAAAGCTTCAGGCTAATGACGATGACGACACTGTGTTAAAGGATCTAGCTCAAGAAGGTGGAACGAAATTAGGAAATATTCTGAGCCGTGTTCTTGGGAAAACATCATACTCATGGGATGAAAATAAAACTAAAATCATTTTCACCACCAATGCTGTATCTAACTTCATGGAAACCCAAAAAGAAACTATCAAAGATAACATGCTGAGTTATCTTTCCTATTACACTTTGGCTAAGTGGCTCAATCTTATTAAGCCTGATGAAGCACCTCGTTTTGATAATCGGCTCGGTGAAATAGAAGAAGAATTAAGGTTGCTTGGGGCACAAAGAGACAAGCCTAAACGTACTTCATCTGAACCTACCACCTAATGGATTCGCTGAATATTGAAATACAGTTAAGTGCCATCTTCTCTGAAGTAGATGTTCGTACTTACTATCAGGGAGAATCTTTGAAGAAAAAGGATGCTGATTTTTCCAGCATCCAAACTTCTTCAGATGATTATGATATGCTTCGTTCACCTGTAGAAACGGCCTTAAATAATATTAGTGGCCGTCTTATTAAGCGGGTAAAATGTTTTGAATGGCAGATTGATAGTGAGAAGATCAGCATTAGTTTGATACCTTATGAAAGGATTCCTCCACATGCTGATAAGATCATGGAGTTATTGAAGAAGGCTATTTGGGATTACATTGTTAATTACGTACATTATGAATGGCTTTTGACTGTAAAGCCGGAACTTGTTCCGGTTCCAGAACAGAGGAATGAAAAATTAATGTGGGATGTGGTGAAGTTTATCGGAATGATAAGTGGAATAGTCAGGAGACGAGCAACGGATTTGGGTGGAATCTAAAAAAGGGGATAGGAGAGGGGATACCTCTCCTTTTTTTACCTTAGTCGATTCTCGAATGCTTCGGATGCAATAAATTCCATATAGTTTAGCGATACATCCGTTCTAACACCTCCGGACAATGCCACCATGAAGTATTTGAAAGCTTTGGATTTATTCATTTTGGTAACAAGATCGCGGACATCAACAATACTTTCTTTACCAGAAATAAGGGTGAAGTGTTCAGCATCATTGGAGCCTAAAATGTACAGCCCAACATCAGAGAATATATTAAGGCTTTCATCTCTAAACATTACTGGTTCACCACGCAAATATAAGTCTGACATTGCACGCTTGACTATTCCTCTTAATGCAGTTTGTAGAATGCGTTTGTGGGCATTAGTCCCCATCTTTATAGGTCTGGATAAAAGGAGAATATTAGTTATACTTCTATGACTATTTTGCATATCGTAAACACCAGGAGTTACTGATTCACTATCTATCAAAGCATAGCATTCGGGATATTTATTGGTGAAGTTCTTAATACAACAAGATATCTTAGACCATGTTCTTGACTCCATATTAAATAAGTAGGCATAAGGATAGTTCTTATTTGCTATGATTAGCTCATTCTCCGGATAGTTGTAACCTACTTCTGCTTTTTCAAGATATTGAGTAAACTCTACTAATGATAAAGTAAATGATCCTATAGCTGCTATCTTTGAAATGATAGGGGAAGAAATAACACAAGATGGGAGATATCCAATCATATCATCAGATATTGATTTTACAGTGTTGCCTGCTATCATCATAAGTCCACGTTTGGAAGCAAAGATAACGGCTTGATCTATGCCTTTAATAGATTTGGGATTTATACAGACGTCGCGTGTTATTGGCGTTTGCGTTGAATAGACTACATTGCCTGTTCCTACTGACATTGCATATACTCCATCTGTGGCAAATACATACAATGGGTGTTGTCCAAATTGCCCTTGTGATAAAGCTGTGGTATTGGAGCATAGCCCGACAATTTCTGTATTTGTTGGTTGATAAGTCTGTGATGCTGGAAATACCATTGGACTATTTAAGGCTGATACTTTGAGTACGTTACGCGCTGTATAATGTGTGTTCTCTTCTGCGGGTATATCAGATTCGAGTTTCTGATCAATAGATATGTAATAGGAAGAAAGTATTAAACCATAACTGCTTCTATCACCAGGTATTTTCCCCCATCTTTGAGCTGGCTGGCAATAGTAGGCGATATCGAGATAGGGGTGTTTCTGGAGTGAAAATACTTTTTTGAGAGTTTCCCCGGTCGCTCCGCTGCTTGATTTAGGTGTTATAAACAGACTCATGGTATGTGCCCTTGAATCAGGATATGTAAGAAATGGAATTATTAACTGTTTTGATGATATCGTGTTTTTGACAATGGTTTCCCCTTGTTCTGTGCTAATGGCGGTACAAATCGTTAGAGTATATTCCGTATTCGATTCTTGGGTCTGGCTCTCATACCCGTACATATATCCTTTAAAATAGGAGTAGTTGATGTTAGCCAAATGCAATCTTGAATTATATACATAGTTTGTTTGGGCAGAAAAAGAGTGTTTTGTTTCGGATGTTATCAATTGCTCTTGAATAGAGATATTGTCTTTTGACCATTCATCAAGTCTCCAGGTCTGTTTACCTTTCAATGAAAATTCTGCAACTTTATAAAAACGATAGGCTTTCAGTATCTGTTCTGTTTCGTTGTTGGTTCTTTGATATTGATTGTAGGTTATGCTTCCGTATTTACTCTCTTTTTTTTCGAACCAGTCTATTGGAGAAATAAACACATCAATGGAAATTATAAGAGGGGTTAGATAAGATAAATCAAAATCATCGAAAGAGAAGTCTATTTTGGTGCCCATTGCGCCAAATTCATAAGTGTAATCCTTTAATGTGGCGTTATTAGGCTCGTTATCATAATAGAAGAAAGGATTTATTTGGCAAAATGATACTTTTTTACTATATGAGTCTCTACCCCCTCCTTTAAAGTCAAAGGTATAATCTATCTGGTTTCCGTGCTCTACCAGGAAGATGGGAGACTCCTTTATATATTCCCCTGAAGAAGTTCTAAACGCATATTTAAGAAGGCAAGGACCAACAATATATTCTTCTTTGTTTAGTGTATCAATGCAATTGTCTAAATATCCAACAGCATTATAATCAGCAGTGCGCATAAACTCTTCGCTGGTGAATCCATCAGATTTTCTACCACCAAGAAATTTAGAATCTGGGCAGATACTTGTGACCTTAGACATTTGCGAGATTTTAATTTGTGGTACTTCAGGGATGGAACTAACGTATTTGTATCCATCAACGTTGTTCTCAAATATCTCGTATAGTATCTGAGTATCCGTTATGCAGCATGCTATATTTCCCAGAAAGGCAATATCATTGACTTTACCAGTTAGATCGGATGACAACCACTCAAAGTGAGAGTAATCTTCATTGAGAGCCTGTATTCTCCCATCTGTTTCCAGAACAAGTATTTTTTTAGCTAGTGTATGGTAGAACACCTTTTCTGCATTGGTAAGTTCATGGATAAAAACAGGCTTTCCTATTGGTTCTACTGAACTGTTTTTGATTCGTGCATTGATAAGTTCCATGCATTGGCCGTCAGTTGATATACCTTCATCAATGCTGCGATTAATGCCGGTAAAAGGGATTTTTATTTTTTCCATTTTTCTGTAAAGTTATAGTGTTCGGTTTGATAAATAGTTGGTTATTTACAATTTTAGTACTAATTTATAGGCATGCCGTGGGCGTTTTTTTGTTACCCACGACTGCTTTAGATGTTTTCATTTATAAAATCATCATTTTCTGAAAAACATATCCCCGGATATTGATCGGGCAGTATCATCACCGGTCAACCGGATGTAACGGAAAAAGTTTTGTTCGGACCGATGCCCGGTAAGTTTCATAATTTCAAAGGTTTTCATTCGGCCAGTGAGGTACATATTAGTAGCTGCGGACCGTCGGGCTGTATGGCTGCTAATAAGTTCCCATTTCTCACGAGTGACAGTCTTTAGCTGTCCTCCCTGGGTATAAGAATAAGTAACCGGATCATTTAGCCCGATCTCCTTCATTATCACTTTCAGGTACTTATTGAAGTACTGGATGCAAAGTCCACCGGGAATATTACCGCCATACTTCGCAAAGATTTCTTTCACGTAATCATGCGCAGGTACTTTAACATCTACATTGGTTTTCTTGGTTCGCTTTACGATATAACCATTACACAAATTGTCTTTAGTCAACGTAGAATAGTCAGAATAGCGCAAAGCCGTAAGGCAACCAATGACAAATAAGTCCCGGATGCGCTCTTTAGCCCGGCGTTTGTCTTGTTTCTCGAACTTGTAGTAATAGATGCGTGTGATTTCGTTCATCGAAAGAAAAACGGCATTCGTATCTTCCAAACGCATGTCGATCTCGTCATAAGTCGAATCAACGGCATAATTGTATTGTCCTGCTCTTCGTACCATAGACTGAATTTTTAGAATGTATCCTACTATTGTATTATGTCTCAAGTTCTGATTCTCCAAATAGATTATGAAATCATCCAGAAATTCGGCAGTCACCGAATTGGTGAAGATATCACAATCAAACTCTTCCGAAAAAGCATCTATGTGCTTAATAATAGCATCATATACTGCGGCGTAATGTGCAGACTTTCGTCTGGATCGCTTTTCAAGTACTTCGCGTGTAAAACCTGTAAAGTATATACCTTCAAGCGGTTTCTCCTGGCGAAAGTGATTAATATAGTCCTTGCGTACTTGGACGGTCGGGACTTGGGAAAATGCATGTAATGTTGCGACTGTATCATTTTAAAGGTGAATCACAATTTTAAATAATCGGAGTTTCCGATTATCCTTTAGATTACTATCCCATACAATTTAAGCGTAGGCTGGCCAGCTCTAAGTTTACACTGTATAGTATTAGGATAACATTTTATCGCAGAACTATTAGAGAGTTTTAATTATTCAAATAATTCAGGATTAGATTCTTCATAAGATTTCCATTTCTCTTCAAATTTACGAAGGGCTTCTATTAGTTCTCTTACCAATCTACATTCTTCCGGATATGATTCTTTATCGTACACAGTAAGTAATGCTGTGAATTTATTTATATCACTTTTTATCATTCCCTCGCACAGATATTCCCGCTTCTGAAAATAGCAGCCTAATTGATAGGAAAGTCCTTTTTCTTTGCATTCAAAGAATTTATCACAAAAAACTTCTATATAAAGAAGAGCGTTATAATAAAATAGCAATGCGCTATATACTTCTTTAGACACCAAATTTTCAAGTTTATATCTGTACGATTCTGAAAGTAAAGTCCAAACTTCTTCTGCATTACGATACTCGTCTGTATGTTTTACACTGTAAAATTTTATATCCATTTCTACTCAGTTAGGGCACAAACGTAATTACAGCTATTTTATCCCAACATTTGGACTCAACTAAGGTGATATCTTCTGATAGTTCAAGAAGAAAGTCGCCAGTTTGATTATCAAAAAGTAAATCAATGGCTTTTATTTCCTTATCTCGGCTGAAAACATTTATCATTGCACCATGCAATCTTGAATAGTCACCTTCAATAATTACATACTTTAAATGTTCTTCAATACCGTTGTAAATAATTAGCGTTCTCATAATTGTTTCTTTTTATTTAATTTTAAATTTACTTGTACCAACGTCCACCGCAATATTTACATACGAAATACGTCCCCATACTCATCACTTGAACTTTTTCATCAACACATATACGACACATACAAATCTTGTGGTCGCCATCTGACACAGGTTCCAAAATCCTATCATATTCCCAAAGAGATAGCTTACCTTTAGCCGGTATTGGTTTAGGGAATAAGATAGGATTAGCCAATACCCAATTATAGACAACTTTCTTCCCTGTTATGTTTTCATAAATTTTGGGATTCATGCCAATAGTGTAGTTCTCTGTTTCCTCTGCCCAAATGGACGGGTGATTAATCACACAGTCTACTATCTCTACACTGCCGATAATAACAGAGTATAGATTTCTTTCCAACATGGGGAAATAAAAGAAGTTGTCGTAATACGCCTCTATCTGCTCCGGTGTCATAAACTCTGACGGTGGGATATTCATTAACTTTTTATCCGTAGCAGTATGAATAAGGACACGTCCACGAAAATTTGTTCGCCAACTCCGGTTCTCAATATCCTTGATACCGTGGACTATCAAAGAAGCCCACGGTTGCTTTATTGTTATTGCTTTCATTTCTATCTTGTTATTAGCATATTTCTACCGGATCGTCTGCAAATGACAACTGATCACCTATAATTTTCTCAATTGTACCTTTAGGTAGTGTGATACCATAGTCGCTATCATCTACTTCTTCACAATGATGCCCAGCTGAAAAATCATGCGGATCATCATAAACAAGTTCCTCTCTTGTACAATTAACCTTCCATGTATCTTCTACTCTGTCATAAGTAGGGAGATCATTAAATACTAATTCCTCCCCATTTCTGTTTACTGCTAAAAATGCCATAAATGTTCCTTTCTATCTTGTGTAGAAAAGGAAAGACTTGCACAAACTTTATTTCAGGATATTCTGAAGAATTAGCTTCTGAACTTGAAAGTAATGGCTATATAAGAATAGTTAGACAAATTAATTATGAAGAGGCTGAAGCTACTGAGCTTGGGATAGAGTTTTATCGAAATGGTGGATTTAAGGGGGAGGCAGAGAGAAAGAATGAGAATGAAGAATTAAAGAAAATGCAATTGGAGATTGCAAGATTAACGAAGCTTAATCTCCAATTGCAGAATAATGAGCTCAATTATAATAAAAGAACTCGTTGGATTAGCTGGATAGCTTTACTCTTTGGCATAATAGGGACTATTGTCGCTTTCTTCAAATAGAAGTTGCCCACAAGGTCCCAATACTGAGTAATTAGGGCCAGCTGTAATAATCTTAAGACTATTCAATCTCATCAATCGAGTTAGATTGTCTTCAATCTCTATTGCTAATTCTTTATCTGATATTTCGCTATTGCTGCGATACAGAGAAATAGTTGATAGAATGACTGCTAATGGAGTTGGCACGGATTTAAGCACACCTGTTTTCTCCCGAACAGGTTGAATAATGATATGTTTTTTGCTGAATCTGGTTGACATAATGGTGTTTTTAATTAAATACAATTGGTTAGATATGTGTATTCATCAATCATATCATCATCTGTTGTTTCTATGAGTTCAAAGAACCTTGTAGCAGGGCAAACATGGGCTTCAATTTCAATACATATACCATCTCCGGGCATATAAGCACAACTTACATGGTCATTCCAGCTAATGTGCTTTTGGGCTTCTCGGGCTATTTTATCACAAGCAGATAAATAATCAGCATATTTAATTCTTGCCCTTTTTATTTTTCTAAATAGTATATCGTTCATTTGGTTATTTGGTTATTTGCTGACGATAATATCATACATTTCTTTGGCAGTCCAAAATCTATAATCATCTGATATATCCATTATTCGCTTATCAGAACCTTTGCAAAGCCGAATAATCCTTCGAGCAAACTCTTTCCGTTTCCGGCTTTTTCTCGCATGCTGTAAAAGCGAACGATAAGCGAGTATAAGCCAGTAGTCGCAAACATGCTCTTTATCTTTCAATCGTATGTACTTAATTTTCATGTATCTTGTATTTTTCGTTAAACAATGAATCCGCTTGCTGAAACTGCTTTGTAAAGCGATTCGCTTTTTTACCCGGCAACGCATCAGGTTGATGCGATTCCTTTGCTGAGTGATTCTCAACCGACTTTCTCGGAGATGCACATCCCGACATCATGGCGAGAAGTGTGCAAATTATTAGTATCTTCTTCATTTCTCTATTGTTATTAGTCAAATACTTCTTCAATATCCCATTCAGGTAGTTTTTCTCTTGCTTCTTCCAAGTCAGAAGCAAGAACAATCACATCTCCGTTATCTACAAAGTCCGCAATACATTCAATATCAGTGTCTAAACATTCTGTTTTGAGATTATAGGCATACGCTCTATTCCCTGTTGATAATAAAATTCTATACATAATTAATTCCTTTCTAATTTTAATCGTTATAGTTTTGTTATTAGTCAATTACCACTCAATAATATATCCCATATCTCCATGAAACCATTCCCCAACATAAACTTTAAATCCTTTTCTTATAAGCTCAAACTTTAGTTCATCAGAGATATAGATAAAATGTGGATAAAAGACTTTGTACTCATGCCGATTATTGGCACATTCAATGTTTTTGTATATCTCGTCTAACGATGGAGATGTCTTTGCTAATGATTTTGCTTCCATATTAATTTGTTTTTCTGTGAGCCAGCTTATAGTATACGACATCCTGTTTTTTCTCTTACTAATGAGAGAAATTCTTTTGCCTCAATGCTGGAGATTGTAGCTTTTATAAAAGTTATGGCAGAACTCTTATCAGTTCTTGGGCTTTGGAAAAGCAATGAGCAAGGTTTGTCTGTTTCTAACCAGTATAACAGGAATTGAGCAAGTAAGCTATCTTGTATTTGAATAATAATATTTTCAGGTTCCATGTTTTTCTTCTTTTAGTTTTGAAATTATATACTTACCAGGTATTTTGATTCTGGATTTGTCGAATGAGGATTTACCTATACTTTCAATACATTGGCTGATGTATGTCCATACAGGGTGTCCTATTTGCCCGTAATTACTCATTGATATGATTTGGTCTTGATCTCTTGGCGATACTTTTAGGCGTTGTAATTCGGCACATAATCCTTCAATATTGCGAGGAATACCGTCTCTTTTGGAAAGATTCGAAGAAAGAAAATCTCCTCCTCTTCCCCCCTGTGGGGGTAAGGGGGAGGATAATTTATTATCCTCATAATCATTATCATAATCATTATCATGGACGAGGTTTTTTGGGTTTTCAGAAAACCCAGTGGGTTTTATTGGGTTATTTGGGTTTTCACGGCTTACACTTCTCGGCCTTCCTCCTTTGTTTCCATTAATCCTATTAGCCTCAGATTTAGATATATACTTTGCAGTATCCCTATCTATTGCTGGTTTTATAAAGTTGAACGCAATACTTGCCATAGGCTTTAGCCCCTCGATTTTTCCCGAAAAAGCATACTCCATGATGCTATCGTAAAGTTCGAGCCTAACGTCATTGGGCAAGTCCTTGATCGCGTCTCTCCATTCTTTATAGAACACAAATGTTTTTCTTTCCATCTTTATTTTAGATTAAAGTACCTGCATCGCCGTTTTGATTCTCCTACCAATTTCCTTTTTAGAAAAAGGCAATCGATTACAACTGGCCATCCTCTTGGATTATAGGATCTGCTACAATCTATACATCTTATGGCGATGTCATCAGATTGTTGCAGCAGTGCTGCTTTTACTCTTTTTGCCATATACTACAATATTGCTTAAGTACTCTTTTATTTCACGTATAAAATCATCGAGAGAACGACAGATAACATATTTGTTTCCTACCGATTCAACTTCCTTCTGCCAGAGTTTTTGAGAATCACGCTGAGTGCCGTTAGGTGTTTTCATTTCGATACAAAGTGAAGCATACCCATTCCTGGGAATAAGCAGTATCAAATCAGCAACACCTGCAAGGGCACCTTCGGCTTTCAGTTTACCACCGGTCACCTTATCACGTCTGCCACCATTAGGAACAGCAAAAAGAAGGCTTTGCAGCTTAGGGTAGGCCAAACGAAACCAGTCTATACAGGCGCATTGAATTTGATGCTCATGATCAGCTGGCTTCTTACGAGAGGGCCGGTTACGTTCCTGCTCTAAAAATTCATCATAGGTCATGGTTATTTCTCTTTAGCCTTACCTGAACCTTTAGCACTCGGCTTTTTCTTTCCTTTGGGAATCTCTTCCGAATTGTCAGGGATAACACGGGTATTACGCCCTGTTTTATCAATGATAACAGCTTTGCCTGCTACTGTGATTGAAGTCCTGCAGTTATCAGGTAAAGAGGTGATGAAATGACTTACAACTGGTGAATTTGCAGCTTCATCTATAGTGTCGAGATGATCTGCACGTTCTGAATACGGGTAAACATCCATAAGAAGTGTCTCAGATACTGACGCGATTATATATTCAGCCATCGTGGCTTTCATGCCTTCGTCCAGCTTCTTAACAGCGTCACGCAGGTCGGCAGCTTGTACCAACACCTGAGTGGATGTTTTCTTTTCGGCACCACTTTTTTCATTCAGAGTAATAAAGACCAGTTTGCACTTGAACCAGCGGTCGGCGGCCTCTTCTTCACTGGGGAATAATTCGCTATAGTTGGCACGTTTGATGTCTGATACTGTAAATTCGCCTGAAATAAACGGTGTCATTTCTTCAATGATGCGTGCTTCCGCTTCCGTAAAGCTGAGTGCGTCCACCAAATAAGGTTCTGTAACCTTCTTGTTCATTCCGTTTTCCATTACTTTCTCGTAACGGACTTTACATTCAAACCATGTGTGTATCATTATTTGTTTTTCTTTTTATCCTCCATGGCACGCTTCATTTCGCTTTGCGCTATACGGAAAGGGCGAAGGGTGAACTGTGTCATTTCGGGGTTATCAATATTCTTTTCAATAAAGTATGCAAGGGCTTCCACGATAGCCCGTTGAGAGGATGCTTTAAGCGGTATCTTTTTCATAGGACTGCATGAATGCCGTGGCCAGTTCGTTGAAATAAAGCTGGTCAGTGGGTATGTCATCATCGGCAGCCATTATTTTATTGGCTATGGCTTTCTTGTCGTGGATGATGCCATAGAGACGGTGGTCGATTGTACCTCGCCCTAACAGGTAGTAGCAGGTTACATTATCCTTTTGTCCGATACGGTGCGCACGGTCTTCGCATTGCGTACAGTCCGCATATGTCCAAGGGAATTCTATGAATGCTACATTACTGGATGCTGTGAGGGTAAGTCCCACACCGGCGGCTTTGATGGAACAGATGATAAGCTGCATATCTTCACGTTGCTGGAAAGCGTCGACAGCAGCTTGTTTCATGATGGAACTGTCGCGCCCTGTAACACTTACAGCACGAGGGAAGGATTTCTTAAGTGCGTCGACAATATCATGTAACGAACAGAAAAGAATCAGTTTCTTTCCACTCTCAAGGAACACCTGTACAAAGTCTATTGCTTGTGCAACTTTTCCCTTTGCGGAAATGGAACGTAGGGTCATAAACTTAACGAGGGCTTCCATGCGCATCTTGCGTCGGATTTCTCCTTCAGGACACTGCTTATACTCACGCAGATATTTGGCAAGGTCTTCGGCTGCCGTATCATACTCTTCGCGATTGGATATATTTACATAGAGATCCACTCGTGTTTTATCAGGCAACTGGGTGAGCACTTTGGATTTCTCGCGCCGAATGAGGCAACGGCTGTATAATTCCTGACTAAGCTGTTCAAGATTGGATGCTTCTTTTTCTCCTTGTGTATAATCAAGAAGGAACTGTCCTTTACCTCCAAACTCATTCAAGCGATCCATGATAGAGAGTTGCGCAATAAGATCAGATGGGCGGTTTACAACGGGGGTACCGGAAAGAAGGATTATCCATTCTTTACCGTTACATATTCCCTTGACGAATTTGGCTTGTTGGGTGGAAACATCTTTCACGCGATGACTTTCATCAATGATGATACTTCGGAACATAGATATTTGCGGGCAAAAAAACGACATCTTTCAAACGAAAGGATTTACCACCTTTGATATCCCAGACAAAGTATTTGCGCAGGCTCTCGTAATTGACAACAGCAACATGGAACATCTTCATTTGTAGAAGATACGGCCATGTGGTACGATTGGCATTATCAAGAACAATTGCTTTCTTATCAGTAAATTTCTCTACTTCCCGTTGCCAGTTTATTTTGAGAGAGGAAGGACAAATAACCAAGGCCGGATAAGCATTCGCCGTATTGACAATTCCGATGCTTTGAAGTGTTTTTCCTAATCCCGGTTCATCACCAATGAAAAGGCGTTTCCACTTCAGACCTTGGATTATTCCTTCCTGTTGGTAGGGGTAGGGAGTAATTTTTAGTTGATGGTTGAATGCTTCCATGCCTATCTCGATTCTTTGGGTTTGTAATTCCAGCCGTTCAGTTCATATACTCTTTTGCGTGCAGCTTCGCGATCACTGTATAGTGGTTCTTCGAAGACGGTTTTTGAGGTTGTTACTTTCCCGTCTGAATAATCGCATTGGTATATGCGGAAATGACGCCCATGTAGGGCATAATGATATTCACCTACTTTCATGATATTGTTTTGATTATTTAAAACGTTCTATTTCATCGAGTAAATCTTGCCGGTCGGTACCACGGAGATAGAGCTTAAGGATGATGTCTATACAGCGGTGATAGAAACATTTGAACTCTGTCTCGTCCATTGCAGCGAAAGATATGCTCTGAGGGTTTATATACTCACGAAAACCGTGACGAACGATAGTGTAAAGTCCAAGGTCCATCTTTAGACAGGTACGCATATCTTCCTCACTGTATATGTTCAGTGCATAATGCAGATGTTCAGGAAGATTGTCGTAAGTGAGACGTACCAAGGCGAAAAACTTTTTATGAAACTCGTAGTTACGCGGTTTCTTTATATCGCAAAGAACGGTATCGCCGACTTTCAACCGTTTCTTTTCGTCATAGTCTGAATCATACATCGGTACGAGACCCAGGTCTGTAACGCGACAATATATTTTCATTTTTATACGTTATTCTAAATAATTCCCAGCCAATCCCCTAAACAGCATTGCCGATGAAAAACTCTTTTGTCCATCTAAGGAAACATAAGACTTTACTCCAAATACATCTACGCCAGAGTATATTCTCCAGACTAATATTTTTTCTTTCATATTTTTCTTTTAGTTAATTTCTTATTACCGTCAAAACAGATCCCAATAGAGTTCCGCTCTCTTTCACGGACTTTATAATATCACTCATATCTACTTTGTTTTAAGCAATTCGTAATCATCCGGATGGAAATCAAAGCAAACTCCTAATTCTACTTGAATGCCTACACGATATTCACCCTTATCTACATCTTTCCTATCTTGAAAGATAAGAGTACCGCCATCATGGTATTGTTGATGGCATTGTACACTATCTTTAATTCTCACTTTTGTACCTTTGGGATACTTATATATATCACCTTGCTTTAATATCTTATTCATTACTATCTTATTTTGAGCTAAAACAGCATGGGATTTAGCTCGTAGTTACTTATTAAAATCTCTGTTTTACGTTTCGCCTTAGTGAGATTGGCGACTTTGAGAGGCATATCTATCTTTTCAACGTGCCATTTATTCACGGCAACGAAGTACCGTAGTGTCTGGCACCAGAAGTTAGATAAGATGAACTTTCCCTTTATTCCCTGCAGGACGGTAAGCAGCTGGAACAATTCTTCGTGGGTATATCCACGGTAATGACCTTGAGTACATCCGGGATAAGGTGGGTCCAGGTAGAAAAACGTTTCCGGTGTGTCTCGTTGCTTAATAACATCCAGAGCGTCCCGGCAGGAAATCTGTACCTCGGCCAGACGAGAACGGAGGGTTTCGTTAAACTCGGAACGCTTATTTCGCATGAACACACCGGTATGGCTTCCTGCCGATCCGTTACACCATTTCCAACCACCATGCATGCTTCCGGAGAAAGAACCGTTGGTTATCATCCATACCGACCAAGCTATTTCCAAGTCTCCGGCCGGAATTCGACCATTATAGAAATCTTTAGCCTTCAGGTATTCTGTTTCTGAATGAAGAGTATTCTCTACCAGGCAGCGCAATTCATCGAAATGATCTTGTGCCTGCCGGTAGAAAGTGATTAGCCTATCATTTTTATCATTGATTACCTCAAGGTAACTTCTCGGCTTTTGGAAGAAAACGGCACCGCCACCAAAGAAAGGTTCACAGTAAATACGATGTGCCGGCATCATGGAAATAATTTTGGTTGCCAGCTGCTGCTTACCTCCGTAGTATGTGATTGGAGTTCTCATTTAATTCCTTTGTTTAAAAGTAATCAACTACGATTGGGCATGATTCTGTTATTGTCGCAATCAGATTTCCGCTTTCACTCAATACGGAATAATGCCCACCTACATATTTACCGCAGAAATCAGTGTACCCGTATGTCCGTTCGATTTTTGCAACGGGCTTTTCATTTTCGGGTTTATGTTTACTCCCTACTGTGTAATCACTCACGCCTTGCGCAGTGACAATGGTTATTCTTTTGATTTCAGCCATTTGTTTTCTCTTTTTCAATTAAGAATTTTCTAAGTTAGATTGAGGCACCAATACTGAAATGCCAGTTCTTCATATTTTTCACGTCCACGGAGATAGATAGCATCACCACGGTTGATATGTTTCTTGAATACGAGGCAGTTCTTCTTAGAAATCGCATAAATAAAATCAAGGTTACTGTTAGCAATATCCATGTACCAGGCGCGAGAGCGATCCCAATCGAAGAAATCCACGGCTTCATCAAATTGTTTTTGTGAAGTAGCAAATGTGGTTTTAAGGTCGCCACCGAAATTGCATGCGGATAAATACCAATCCCATTTACAACGTGTGTCAAGAGTAAATGGAAAACTCCCGTATTCAAACTGTTGTGCTCTATTAACCATGAACCGCTGTGTGTCGGACAGCTCCAAAACTTTGGCGAGAAATTCATCTTTGCGAGCTTCCATTTGCAGGGATTTGTACATTTCGCGTGCGAGCCCAAATTCATCGGCCGTATATTGTACATCATCTACAGTGTATCGATATACATTGACCCGGTCCGGTTCTGTGATAATAGCATCTACGAGTGATCCAAAACGGAATGCAGCTTCTTTGTCTCCAAATTGTTGCCGTGGGTGAAGCAGATTCTTCAATTCCGTGAGGTCACTGTTACTGACCTCACGACGATTGTAATATTCATCTGGATTATGATTCATACTTTATTTAGCTTTGACTTCATCTTCATAGCTTATGTATGTGGATTGAATGAAATGAGGGTCTGTCTTATCATTGGCAAGCTTTTCACAGTGGGTTACTTGTGATTTGAATTTCTTGCTTAATTCATCAACTGTGAGCTTACATCCTTCAGTAGTCCACCATAAGTTTATTATGTCAAGAAAGCCAAGAGGACTGTTAATTACTATCTTTTTTTTGACTTGTAATTTAGGCTGATAGGAAGGAGTTGCTACAGCAGCTTGCGAGAATAGTCCTGCCATTTCGTTTTGCTGTTGTTGTACTTTAAGCCTATTTCTCTCTTCCTCTTCTTTGCGCAAACGTTCTTCTTCACGTCTGCGAGCTTCCTCAGCTTCACGGAGTTTCATTTCTTCTTCACGTCTGCGAACTTCCTCAGCAGAAGCTTGCGAGATGGCTTCCAACTCTTTTTTCTTGGAAGGTAGCATAAACAATATGTTGTCACGATTTTCGCCAATGTCAAAACGGTACTGTTCTCGGAACTTTGGAAGTAATCTAGTCATTACCTCTCTCCGTATTCCTAGAGAATCGTTTGCACTTAGTTCTGCCGGGATCATTGCACCAGAAGGAAGTAATGTGATTTTGTCTTCGGACAACGTGACAGGGAAGTTTCTTATAGCTTTTTCTTGCTGGGAGAAGTTCTCCAGCGTAATATTATTGTTTAGCGTTGTCAGTTCATTGAAACTTGCATTTAGCATACGATTGAAAGATTGCTGGTAGTCTTCTTCCACTGCAAGACGGTATCTATTCTTTGCAGCTTCGATTTGTTGGCGAAGTGCTTCTTCACGACGGCGGGCTTCAGCTTCGGCTCTCTTTTTTGCAGCGTAGTCATTACGCATTTTTTGCAGTTTTCCAGGAACAGATTCCGCCTTAGTAGGATCAACGTCATTTTCCATGCTGGTGAAGACTGTACGTATTTCATCGAATAACTTCGTAACCGGTGAGCGTTTATCATTCATCTTCTTAACAGTATTCCGTGCACGGTTGATAAATTCGGCTGCACGTTGATCGAGTTCATCATTCATTCCTCCCGCTGCTTGGATATCAGCCAGTAATTTCTTGCCTGTTTCAATGCAACGATCATGTGAGATTTGATTTTCGTTGTAGGATTGTGGAGCATTCTTCACAATCATTTCTACATTTTCCTGTTTTACTAATTCATTACTCATGACTATATAATATTATAAGGTTGTAACATTAAAATGCGCCATCGTCTGTACTGTTGGATTCTTCCGGGTTAAAGCTAACACCGGTAGAAGTGTCTTTCTCAGGACCGAATGATTGAGGTTCCGGATTTGGCTGTTCCGCTGTTTTATCCACACCATAGAGGTCATCAATGCTTGGAGTGGGGGCTTCCTGTTCAGTTGCAAGTTCGGTTCCTTTGCCTATTCTTACTTTGGGGTAGGTTTTGAAGGCGTGTTTGATACACTTGGCTATGAGAAAACCCGTATCAATGCTACCTTCATTAGACTTGTATAGTTCATTAGGACCTTTCTCTACCCATTGACGATGATCGCGGTCAAAGTATCGGTTTTGCTTTGCCGAGTAATCAGACAGGCGGGACCAGTCTTCTTCAAACATTACAGAATAATCAATCGAACCATCTGTACGGGTAATACGAAGAAAGCAAGCGATTACTTTCTTTGATTTGTGAGGTAGATTGCAGGTATATCTAACAGATTTGCGTCCATCTGTATCGGAAAACGAAAAAGTATCTTCTTCATAGACAATAACGGGATTGTCGGCATACTTGATTTGTCCGGAACGGGCGCGAAGAACCAGTTCACCATACCCTGAAATAGTTAGTGTTAAGCGAGGCTCATAGATGTCAAAGCCTTTTTCGTTTTTCCCGATTTTGGTGTTGCGCCCTTGTAGATAACAAAGAGCACGAACACCCGGCTCGACAGACAGACCGCAGACAGCCAAGTCAATAAAGGCAGTAAAGATGGAAAAGCGTGTTACTGCATCGCATACTTTCTTGTTGTCAGAAAGGAAACGGTTGAAGTGAATGCTTTCTCGCTCATAGGCTGATTCGCCTGTACCTTCGCCCCAAAGAGTGTCGTAGATTTGAATAAAACGTTGTTTTACTGATGCTGATTGCACGATGTCGAGGGGATTCATTTGATTAATCTCCTCGACAGTAAGAAGAATGTTACTCATGATGTAAGTTATTTGATTGTTTATAATTGAATTGTGCGTTTCATTAAAAGTAAAAAGGCAACACCAACCCGTGATGCCGCCCTAAACTAATCATGAATAAACACACAACAAGAAATGTCTTAAGAACCTGTGTTATATCTGTATTGATTATTCGTTTATATTAGGAACCTGTCCAACTTTTATATAGTAGTCAATGCTTTCAGATGCAGAGGGTATCTTTCCTTTTATCATATCAACTACATAATTCCATGAACGCATTACGTTCCGATCTAAACATGATTCTCTTTTAGGAGAATCAAGCGCATTTGCTACCATCCGAAGTGTATCGGATATTTCTTTTAGCTCCCAAAGAGGAACTTTTATCATTTTAGTCAATTCGCTCATATTTATTTTGATCATTTTAAATAGAGATACAAATGGACTTTAACGGTCTATTTGTTACATCCTTTGAATTTTCAAAGCATTTTTAAATGAAAAAGCCGTGTGTCAAACTTTTAATTCAATTATGAAAACTTGCGGCTTCCAGCTGCTTATGTTATATTTGCATTGTCAAACTTTTAAATTAATTCAATATGAAAAAATATGAGAATTGTAAAATTACAGATTTTGCATCTGCTGTAAATCATCTCGGAGATTTGACTGGAGTAGAGTGTCGGATAAATGAGGTTCCTTTACTAAAATCCAAAGGATTATATTCATTACCTACTATATCGGAAGATATGGTAAGAATTGCGAACAAATATGGATTGTCGGAATCTGTAACCGGAGAGGTTGGTACCTCATTCCGACAATTTATTAGAATCATCCGTACGCTCGCTGCTAAAGGAGTATTCCCTGAATCCGAGTTCGACAGGTTCTTCACTTAGCGAATCTTCCGAATACTTGTCGATATGAAAGACCAAAATCTTCAAATCGGGATATTCCCTGCGTACTTGTTCAATACATTTGCGTTCCCAATCCCGATATGATATAGTCAGACCTGTCGCCGCAAGCAATTCGGATGCTACAAGACTTCCTGATATTGCAAAGGCATCTTCTGTTTCAGGAAAGAG